TGCCTAACTTCAATTCCTGCAATGGTTGCATTTAAATTTAGCCAAGCTTCTTGCTGATGCGTTTCCGCTTCCTCTATTTGTTGCCTGACATCCTCAGGCAATGCAATCATTAGTTCAGCTTTGCTCTAGCAGAAAAAGTCTGCGTTGAAAAGGCACCATTACTTTTGGTAATTGATGTATCAGTAATAAGAAAGGTAGTGTTATCAGATTCAGTCGGGTGAACCTGGAACGAAAACTCATCACCTCTTTTAAGAAGGTTAGTATCGTTCTCAACGACTGCCGTTCCGCTTGCTTCTCTTGGTCTTCCAACGAATACCTGAGAAATAATATCTCCGTCAGTTCCTTCTAGCTCAATTACATTCGTGCCTTCCGAAACTGAGATTTCTTGAAATAGATATTCGTTTGCATTGATAGTTACTACTAATCCACCAAAAGAATAATTTGTGCCATCTTGTGTTACTGCCATAATAAGTAAATTTTAAATTTTTGAAATATCAACTTTCCATTTAATGGAATAGGAAAAAGTAGTTTGGTCAAGATTATTTTCTCCGTCTTGTGCTAATGTAACTGATTCAGGCATTAAATCGTATATTTCGTAAATCGATTTATTTGATGCAACACTTGAGTTAAGCATCAACTTCCTTACTAATCCCATTCGCTCATGGTGGTTTATTTTATTATCCCGGAAAGTTGTTAGCTGAATAATTAAATTCCCTTGGTGAAGGTCATACTCCTGGAAAGTTTCAATCATTTGGCGATGTGTATCTAAGGCGCCTTGATATTCTAAAACGATTTGGCAATTTGTAGCTCCAAGATTATCAATTGAAACGGACCTGACACAATCCAGCCCATTCGCTATAAAATGACTTACAATTAAGTCTTCAATGTTCTTTTCATATTGCAAAAAGTTACTCATAACTATGGAGCATAATATCTATACTCATGGTTAATAGGCAAAGTTATTCCCCACTTGTGAGCTAAATACCCTTCAATCTTTTTACGATTACTTAATTCAGTTGTTGCAATTGCCTCACAAAACTTACCATCATTAGTGTAAAGTGGTGTAGTTCCATACTGAGCCATAAACTGATGCTGTATTTTTACAAAAGATATATCTGCTCCAAATGCTCTTTGTGAGTTAATTTGCACGCCATTAAACCAAGTGCTTGTGTGATCGCCTGATGTGTGCCATCTTATTTGATATAAACCAAGTTGGTCGCTTTGATCTGTTGTTGCAAAGGAATCAGTAGCAGGGGTCCCACCATAATACCATTTAAACAAATTACCTGTTAGAGGAATTAGGGTTATTGCTCTGCCTAATTCTGTTGCCCAGATCGAATCCTGATTATGATTTATATTAGGCTTTGCTACTATAAACCAATCTTGTACTTTATTGGTCATATTAATCTGTCCATCAGATTGCACAAATTCTCTGTTATCCGAAAAGGTTAGGCAGTTACGATTTGCTATAGCATTAGCTTCTACTATAACAGTCGGAGTATGGTTGCTGTCATTGGTTTGTGGATAAAAATCGGTAACAACATTATCAGACTTAGAAACAATTTTTTCTAATACATTAGTCGTACTATCTGCTGTTATCATTGTGCTGTCATCTGCATCAACCCACAACTTTGTTTGCGTTACATCAGGCGAAAACTCTACTTCTGTGGCAGTACTTGCTACTGCTAATGCCATTGCATTACCAACTGCAATTCCTGCATCGTACATATTTTGTGCAGACAGGTGTACGTTGTTATTTATTCCGTCGTGGTACTCAGATATTTTAATATAATTATAAAAGTTCTTTGATCGCGCTAAACTAGTAAAAGCATTGTTAACTTGTAGGTCGGTTCCAGTTGCACTTGCAGGAGCACAAAATACAGCAGATAAACTTGCTATATCTAATTCTGTTTCAATTGCTGATATTAGCTCTATTAATTTTGCTTTATATTCCCACGAAGGTGTGTTGGAATTACTTTCACCTTGATACCATACTAAGCCTTTCCATCTTGCATTTTTACCCTCTGCTTTAATAGTAGCTATTGCATTTGCTAAAGTATTTTTTAAACCTTGCCAGCATTCATTATCTTTATTTAAATCCCAATCAGATAAAGCCGAGTCATCAATTGAACTAGCACCAACAGCATATTTAATTATGCCAATTTCGCTTGATTCAGTATTTAGTTCTTCTATTTTCTTAGCAAACCCCCACTCAATTCCAAAGTTACTTGAGTCTAAGCTTGATGATGTTCCTTCGCCACGTGTTTCTCCTAATACCATCGAGCTTTTATAGTTAGTATAATACTGCTCTGTAGTGGCGTCAGAGGTGTTTTCGTGCCATGATGTATAAAAACCTACACTTATGTCGCTTGATTGAGCCTCTGATAGGTCTATGACAGCACTATGACCATGTGCATTAGACTGACCTGCTATTAAATATAAATCAATATATTTAGCTTCAGCATTAATTTCGCTTGGAGCAAGTGGATCTCTTGCTGTTTGCACATCATTTACGCTATTTGGTTTAGTTATAATTTCAGCTATAACATCCTTTGGTCTACCTAAAGTAATAATTGAACTTATATCACTTGGTCGATTTGGTATTAACCCGCCTTCATTATCAATTAGTGGATAGTCCGGAATAAGCTCAGTAGTTAAATCGTAACCATGCTCAGATTCCATTACTCTTACCGAGTGTATTCTAAAAGCATTTCCACGTACCTGGATTACTTCATTTATTCTTGGCCTCGAGGCCAGGTTAATCAATGTATATTTTGGAAATATAATTTGTAGCGATTGATTTTCAAAATAACCACCAATTTCCATAGCTTTAAGCTGATCGCTTGTACTAACTTGTGCTTTAAATTGTTTATTTCTAAACAAAACATCCTCGCCAAGGGTATTAATCTCAGCGAGGAGGATCTGTGCAAGGGCTTCACCCAAGTTCATGGGCAAAGTGTGTGTTTAAGCTTCGTCCTTCAAGTCCAAACCACTTACTGCATACTTAGCCTTAATAGTGTAAGTCTGTTGCAATGCTGTTCCACTATCTACAGAAGAAGGTGTGGTTTTCGAAATGGTAAGGTTATCAGGTGCATCGCCTAATCCTGCCCAGACATCTGATGCTTTGTTTATTATCCCCCAAATAAATTTTCTGCCATCATTCTTTTCGCTGTCTGCCAAATCGTATAAGTCATCCCGCTTAATTAAGATGTAGTCTGTACTAGCTTCAAGGTCACCTGATGTTGGTGCCACGTAATCTTGACCACCTGTTAAAGGTTCTGCTGTTAATGTAGAAGATAAGTTACTTGCACCACTTGCTACTGCAATTTGTACTGCATCAGTAACATCGATGCCTGCGCCACTATATAATGCTTCGATCTCGCTTTGTGTTCTTGAGGAGACACCACTTTGCAACTCAATTGTAAGAATCTTTGAAGTTGAGTTATAAGCAATGGAATCAGCAGAGGCGTTTTCGGTAATTGTTACCGAAATTCCAGAGTCACCTGTTGCTGAATATGTTACTCCGTCGTGAACAAGTGTATCATCAATGTTTGGCACTTCAGCTTGACCAACTACTTCTTGTAGATCACCTAATGAATTAGTTGAAATAAACTTTGTGCTCGGGAAGATTCCCGTTGTGTTGACTGTAGACATCTGATTATGTTGCTTCGGTTATTGCAACCATTTGAGCAGGTTTTGCTACAGCAGTTCCAAAAATTGTAGTAAAAGCACCGTAATGAATACCTTTAGCAGCATCAAAAAATCGTCTGTATGCACACTGGATTCCTAAACCTTCAATTGTGAAAGGCGTAAACTCTTCTAATGTTGCGGATCCACTTGTGTCAGGTACTCGATTAGCAATAATCAAAGCATCCGATGGACAGGCAACTGAATGAACATCTCCTGATGTTAGTGTGCCATGTGCATTAGTAACAGATACGCCCATTCCAAATAATTGCTGAAATCTACCTTGTTCTAAAACTGAATTTCCAAATGTTTCGATTGAACTTGGAAGCAAGTTATTACTAGCGCCTGCTCCTAATAAAAGATGTCTATTAGGATTAGCTCCGTTTGCATCTAAACTCGCATGAACCGATTTGATAGTAGCTAAATCAACTGCACTCGCATCTTTAGATATTTCGTTTATTAACTTTGTGCCTGTAGTATCAACTTCACCCTGGACTGCTGTATATACTAACGCCATTAAATGACGACCAAACTCGTTTGCGTTTTGCCTAGCATAATTTTGAATAGTCAAAGGTGACTGATTCATGTCATTATCGTTTAAATGAAAAGGCTTAATCTGTTCATTTAGTGATACGGTAACAGTGCTAACATCTGTATCGGAAGAAGCAGTATATCCATTTGTCGAATCATAAACTCGAGCAACGTCATCAGTATCCACAATCGGAACTTTTACATTAGCTTGTCTGCCAACTACATCGTTGGTAATATTTAAAGTAAATTGACTAAGAGGAGCCAACATATTTCCGAGAGTCTCAACTGCTGTTGAGATTGTTATTTCTGAAGTAATTGAATTTGCCATTGTGGTGTTTTGTTTATCGTTTCCAATTTGACATGAGTTGGCTCATGTTTTGTTTAATTAAATTATTTTTTTCTTGCCAGGAATTGCATTGAGCAAGTTGCTCGTCAAATGTTTTTGGAGCTTGCACTTCTTGAACAAATACCGGATCAGATCCAAGTGATGTTATTGTGTCAGCAAACTTGTTTTTTAATTCTGACATACTTTTTTCTAAATCTTTTATTTCAGTTTCAAGTGTTAAAATTTTTGCTTCTGATTCGCTTAGCTTTTCAGAATATATCTCAAGAGATTTATTACTTGTACTTAACTCCATTTCCAATTTGTCGTTTTTTTCTTGGAGTTTAAGCAAAGGTTTCGCAAGTGTTTCCGTTTTCTTTTCCTCTGCAAATAAACCAGTAGGATTAGCAGCAGGGCTAGCGACAATGCTAAAAGCGGAAACATTAACAGCACGAGCATAAATTTCTTGCTCTACTTCTTCGTCTTGCGCGTATTCAACTTCTTCGCCATCTTCGTTATAATAAATAACGCGCGACTCAAATTCTGCTGAAACGCCAAAGGCTTCAGGTGCTTTTTTAGCCAATTCAAAAAGCATTTCATAATCCTTTGGATTATTTTCTTTCCATGCAGACAAAGCTTCAAAGTCTCCAAGTAGTTTTGTGTATTCTTCGTCTTTAACAATTCTAAAATTTGACCAAAGCCCAATGGAATCCAACGCATCATTCTGAGCAGAATGAGTATAATAAGCTTTAATGGTTTTGCCTTGTACTGCATCGTAAAAACTTTCTATAGATTTTTCATCGAGCAAAACATTATGACCTTTTGCTTCAGGTGTGGAAATAAGACTAACTCCAATTAATTTTCCTTCGTCTTGATTAATTGAATTTTCGTCTAAACAAATATTTTTAAATTGAAAGTTCTTTATCATGTTTTAAGGATTGGCAATTTCTTAAAAAGATTGCAAGAAAAAAAAACAGATACAAAAAAACCCCACCACTACAGCACTTGCTTTCATGGTGAGGTGCCTAAAAAAGCTTTATAATAGGATTTGAGTTTTCATTTACAAGCTAAATTATTTTTTATCAATTGCTTTTAGTTTTTTGATTGCCCACTCAACTCCAGACGTCCCTCCCCAGGCATCCCACATAATTCCCCCACAACCTTCTGAATATGGAACGTCTTTGTGTTGCTGATGTCTTTTAAAACTTGCCATGCGCGCAATCGTTTCTCTGCTAATACTTTTTTTTTCTGCTAACTGCCTAGCTCGAGTCCAGCCTACAGCAGTTCCGCACTTTGATCCATTTTCTTCTTTATATTTAATTGCTCGTTTAGCATTATTTGATGCTGAATCCGGGTAATCGTTAAATGACTCAAATTTAAGCAATTCTATATCTTGCTCTAATTCAATTTGTTCTTCCTCTGTTAATGGCTCATCTTTTGGCTTTGACGATAACCCAACTAATCCTCGAACTTCGTCTTCAGTCATGCTGTCTAAAATTTTCGTTGCAACTAAAGGAGACAGCCCGCCCAAGGATTCAGCAATAGGATTAACTTTAACCTCTGGGTTTAATGCCTGATTTAGCATTTGCTGATCCTTTGCTATTTGATCTAATTCTTCCTTGAAGTCTAGCCCGTTGTTTGCAAAGATTTTTGAATGAGAAGCTAAATTATTTTCAAGCAAAATTTTATCTGTTTGAGCATCTTGCCTTCGGTCTAAAGTTGGCGATCTCGACCAGTTGAAATTGTATTCAGTTCGCTCTTCACTTAGTTCTAATTCCTCTGTTGATTCAAATTTATAGGTTCTCCATCGGCACAATCTTCTAAGAAAAGAATCCTCTAAGTTTTCTCGAACTTGTCCAAATCTGTGGTTTGTAACTTCCCTAGTTGCTTTTGAACTGCTAAAGCTTGCGTTTGACCATCCGACCAAGTTTTCTACTGTTATTCCAACTGATGAGCAAGCAAATGAAATTAAGTGAAGCAAAAAATTATCAACGCCATCAACTGCGCCTCCTTGTATTGTTTGCACTGATTCTCCATTTTCTAACAATAGCAAAGAACCTGAATAAAGTTTTTTGTAATTTGATCGTGCTGGTTCTTCTTCAAATTCGTTGCCATCCCATCGCGCAGAATAAGGTTGGTTGCTTGTAATAAAACCCGTAAGCGCTGAGCTGACTTTTACTTTAGCAGTGTATGCTGTTTGAACTGAATGAATATCTTCTAAAGTTTTACAAGCGCTTGCTAGTAATGGCGTGCCTCGCATTTGGCCTATTCTAATATTGTTTGATATATGAATAATATTATTTGCAGAAACGTAAGTACCTTTATTAAAATCAATTACTCCGTCTTTTATTCCGGCAATTCGATAACTAATTGGCGTGCCTGTTTTTGATAAAACTATTCCATCGTTTTCGTTTGTTTTTTGCTCGTTCGAGTTGTAACTTGAAGCAATTCTCTCACTTGGCAATAATTGAAAGGATCCGGATTTAGTTAACAAAATAAAAACTTCTCCAGCAAGCAATAAGTCTGCAATAATATGCTGTAACACTTTTTGCATTCCCATCCCGCTTGCTTCGCAATTTTTAAAATATTTCGCGAAAAGATCGTTCCTTTTTTCGTTATAAATATCGTTTGACGATGTTGAGTTGAAATTGCAAGCGCCTAGGTTTGAAATGAAAACTTGAACTATTGATCGACAAATCGGATTATTTCTTTCTAAATCTCGAAGTGTGCTAAGTAATTCTAATCTATTTCCTTTAGATAAAACTTTATCTTCAGTTTCTAAAATAGAGGACCGGTCAAGTGCATCATTTTTTTTTCGCCAGGATGGTCGACTTGCTTGATAACCAAACTCAACTTTATTTCCGTATTGATCTAGTAGTGTTTTCTGTCGCATACAACTATTTCTTTAAATGTTGGGTTTATAGGATCGTCGCTCATGCGAGCATTAATTATTTCATACTCTCGGTAAGCTCTTTCAAGTTCCATTCTTATATCCTCTTGATTTCGAAAAGATTTTGACTGACCTGCTGATGAAATTGAAGTCATGCCAATAGTTTCAAGTCGCTCTAAAGTCGCCTCTAGTCGCTGAATACGTTTTTCAAGAAAAGTTTTCTTTTCTTCATCTGACTTATAACTGTAAATGCTCATGTAAAAATTAACGGGTATCTTTTAGGCATCAGTTTTTGGATTTCTTTTGTGAAGCCTTTTTCCATATTCTTAGTAAAATATTTAATTCTTCCGGCTGTCGATAATAAAAGCTTGTTTTGCAGTTGATTGTATTTCGCAACATTTAATTTTTTTGATTCTAGTAAAATTGAATAATTATAAGATTGTCCGACTTCACTAACATTAACAAAGCTTCGAGCCATTTTTTGAACTTCGCTTGATGATATAAATTTATTCCCTTTCGGAGTTTTTGGAAATACTATTTTTCCCTTTTTTGCCATTGCGTAAAATACTCCAGCTGACAGCCCTTTCTTAGCGTTTCTTTCTAACACTTTTTTTCTTTGCTCTTCAAGAAACACTTCCCATTCTTGTGTTGATCCTCCACCTTTCAAAGGTTTATTCATCCATTTTTGTCCAGGAAATTTCGTATTATTTGGGCGAGTATAATAAAACCCACCTTTAACGCCATCTTGTGCTCGTATCAATTTCCCTGCGTGGTATATGTGACCTTTGTAATGCGTAACTAATCGTTTTCCTACACCTCTTAGCTTCGGCACTTTGTATCCTTCAGGCATTGTTCGGGCAATAATTTTTGCTGTGCTTGCAATTGGTGTTCTTCTAATTGATGCGTGCAATACGTGACCGATTTCTGCCTTAATTGTTTTTTTAAAACCAGCACCAGACAATTTACTTAAAGAGCTAATGACTTCCCCAAATCCAGTAATGTCTATTTCGAATTTTTTTCTCCTCGGCATTACATTTCTTCGGGTTGGTGGTTTTCGCTAAGTGGCTTTTTCTTGTAATCAGTTGGTCTTTTCTTACTTGATCTAGTTTTTCTAAAAAAGTAGCCCATAGCAAGAGCATAGTTTAAGCAATCAAACC